ACGTGTTCGCCTCAACGTTGGCCAGCAGCGGCAAAGTGGACATGTACCAGCTTCAAAAGTTGCTGACTCACAAATCTCCTGCCATGACGCAGCGATATGCCCACCTGCGAGATGACGCCTTACAAAAAGCGTCAAAGGTAGCCGCCGACACTTTCAGGCCGCCTAAAAAGACGACTGATAATCCGATCGGCCGCGTGATCCGATTTGACAAAAAGTAATCCATCCACACTCCTTCAGTTCACATGTTCTCATGATTGCAATGAGATAGTGCAAGCATCGGATTTGTCTTCTATTTTCCCTGTGTCGCAGATAAGAACTTTCGTCAATAATCAACTATTACAGATAGTTACGTCATTTTTTTCTTGACTTGCACTGAGCCTTCATTATACACTGTGCGAAATTTGATGGGAGGTGAGAAAAGGTAATGGAGAAGAAGTACTTGAGTGAGAAAGAAGTCAGCAAGCTGTTCGGCATCCCACGGGGAAGCCTTGCAAATGATCGTTGGTTGAAAAAGGGATTACCACACGTGCGAATCGGTACACGTGTCCGTTATTCCATCTCTGAAATCAACAAATACCTTGAAGAAAATACAGTTGTGCCCGAGCAAAGAGAAGCAGACTGAAGAGATTGTCATTCTGAATCTCAGATCTAGCATACTATTTAACCTATTGATAATACACGATTTTTAAACAACGGACTTGAGCTATACCTATACGCCGAAAATGGATTGCTTCTAACAGACTGTAATCACTGAGAATACAGACGCTCTTCAAGCCATAGAGAGCACTCGCATAAGGAATACAGAAATCGGCTCTCAGCCGATCATTATAGGAACTAAGCATGCCGCAACGATTCCCTTCATGGCAACGACAGGAAGAACTCTCACATGGTTGGCGTGACTATCTTCTCCGTTGGCCATGGCAATGGAGATGCACCTTCACCCGCCGGACATAATCCCGCCTCGGTCCAGCCGGACCATGTTTTTCACTTGGCTCCAAGAACTTCAGGCCACAGAGCGAATGAATCTCGCCGGGTATGTGTTTGCTTGTAACTCACGTCGATACCGAGCTGGTAGACGTGACCCTCCTCACCTACATGTAATTGTGCTTGGGCGTTCCCACAATCCGGGATCAGGCCGCACACTTGCCGATGTTTCTCGCTGGCGGTGGCGAGATCGCTGGCTTCAAATCGTGCAACAGAGAATGCGATTCATATCGCGTTCAGAGTCTAACGTCTTCGGTGGTGTGTGCAAAGTTGAAGTCGTTGACGATCTTTACCAGGCATGCAGCTATCATGGACTGCAGCAAATGGGTTTCAAGAACGCCCGAGTGGATCACGAATCCTTCGGCAATGACCTTCTCCGCCGCGAAATGAACCGGCATCGTGACGGCCATGACAACTTCGATAACCTGCTGGAAAATGAAGGGCCGGTGATCGGTGCAGATGAATGACATTGTATTGCAAGCGATTGCAAATATGGAGGAATGCATGCCCATTAGACAACATCCGACAGAAGTGGATCGGGATCTCATCAGGTTTTTCAAAAGAGTCCTAACGGGCCGGAAGTCCAGATATTGCAACCTTCCCTGCAGTTTTTGGCAGGGAAACATCGATAAGCGCGGTTATCCTCTCTTCACTGTACGTGGAAATCAGGTACGGGCTATTCGCTGGTTGTGGGGAGCCATACACGCACGGCCGCTGTCCTCTTGGATGGATACCCACCACCTTTGCGGCAACCGCCGATGTGTCGAACTTAGACATATTCAGGTCTGGCCTCACCCGTTTCATATGAGGATGCATGCGGGGGGGCCGGATTCGCCATGGGCTGGAACACGAAACTCAAAGGCCAGATTAACTCCGGGGGGACATGGAACCATGTCATCTGAACGACAAGCTGCTGATACCGTGTTGCTGCCCGAAAAATTACCGACAGGTGAACCGTAGCAATATCCTAAGGGTAATGGTTGGAGGAAACCGAGCAGAGGAGAGATCAAAAGTACTGTAACCAACTGAAAACGCCTCGAAAAGCCATCCACGGTACCAGATGCTGCCTAAAGGCAGCGAGGATCGAAAAGCGACAATAAAGTCCAGCCGCTTCCGTCTGATTGAAATTGCTTTCTGTTGGTGCCGAGAATCCTTCTGAAATGCTACATTGACGGCTTCATAAGCCGGTACTGTCTATTCAAGCCGCACTCGATAGGATTCAACCAAACCAGTACTTTATAGGAATTTTGGAACTTTCACTCTGCGTAAAACCGTTATTTCCCCACCACTATCCCCACTCGATTCTTGACAAATCGAGTGGCTTCGTAGTATTGTTCAGCAGCATTTGAAACGAAGTCCCGCGTGTGTAACACAAGCGACCCTCCATCGATCTTGTGGCAGACCGGTGATAGCCAAACTTGGCTTGAGGTCTGTCCATGCCCCGTGATTGCAATTCTAAAAGATCAAAGCGTCATTATCTACGTGATAGTAGGACTGGTCAATTTGCGCCTTCAAAAGACTCTCCGCTGATCAGGTGGAACAGCCCCGGTGCTTTGGGTTTCGCCTACTGGGTGAAGGACAATCAAGCCCGTATCATAAACAGCCGCAATATCTTTGAACCATGGAAACCGACGCGGAATCAAGCGGACTACCTGAAGATATGCCTCAAAGTTGATAGCAACGGTCACTTTGTCCATACGATGTCTTTGCTTATCGGTCCCCGCCGAATCGGAAAGACAATCGTTCACGCGCTGATTGCATTGTGGCTGACATGCTCTCGGACAAATCATTCCACTTTTCTTCTCGGCACCACCCATGATCACACCCAACGGACAATGCTTTCCCTGCTGAAGCGGATCATTGAGAATACTGTCGCTTTGCGGCGTCAATTCCATCCGCTTGAGAAAAACCTCACTGCATACGCAATCAACCATCCGAAGATGAAAAGCACAATCCAAATGAGCAGCGGTGTTTCCACTGCAACTTCCTTTGGATCAAAATTGAATCTGGTTTGGGCAAGTGATCTACACGCTTCCCCTGATTTGCAACCGTTTTTCGCGCTACAGGCAAGCCTTCTGGATTCTGCAGACTCCCTTTGTTTGATCGATTCAAACCCCGATCACCTTTCCGGCCCGGTGCATTCGCTTCAAAATGAGGCTGGAGTCGATCCGCAGATTCATTGCACGCATGTATGGTTCAAAGACATCAACGAGTATTGCGAAAAAGCCCCGGAATGGATTTCGCGAGAGCGGGCAAGACGCCTTGAGCGCACAACACTTGAGGCTGATTTTCGGCGCGATGTGCTCGGGCAAAGATCGGACATTGTCAATTCGCTGTTTCCTGAAGCCGTGATTGAGATCTGCCGCGATTCTTACAGTCACCCGGTCGATGACACCAAGGCTCTGATCGGCAACCGGGCTTTTGTGATTGGGGGCGGTCTTGACCGCGCTGACAGTGAGTGGGGCAGCGTCTTTGGAAATGATAACTCGGTTTTCACTACCGTTGCCAAGATTGCCAGCCTGGACAACCAGGAACCGGAGATCTTTGTGCTGGATCAGCACTTGTTCCGGCCCTCAACAGGACGAGCGATAAAGCGTCACATTCTCAAGATGCATCAGCGCTATGGATTCACCAACGTAACGCTTGAGGCCCATAACGTTAGCGATATACAGCCATGGCTTGTTGAGCAGGGCATCCCCACGGAGACGGTCAACCCCCATTCGACCACGCAAAACATAGCTTGGCCGGAGCTGGTCCGTATTGCAAAAACTGGCAGGCTTCGGATCTCAAACAATCTAAGCGATCTTTTTCGTGAGATGGCCGGGATGACCGCCGTGTACAGCCTCCGGCGTGAAGTGCTACAGGCTTTTGAGCTGCCGAATGTTCAGTGTCTCAATAAGTCATCCAGAAGACACCTTTGCTTCATTTTCGGCGGTAGCCTGGAACTGCTCTGCGGTGAACACTGTGAAGCCTACCAAGGTGTTGTTGAGATGTTCAAGCAATACACGGCCTATCAGACGGAAAGCACTCTGATGTTGGCAGAGTTTTACCGCCAATTTGTTAAAGTCAAAGGCGCTGTCATCTACCAGGCAGCCTGATCGTTGCAAGCGCTTGCAACAGTATTTATAATTAATTCAAATATTTGAGCCTTAGCCATTATGCTTTTTCAGTCAATTGTGCCTCACGTTTTTCAGTCATTAAAGATGCAAATCGATTTGACTTCTGCTTCCACCCGCAAACAGGAGAGTGCCAAGCGTCTCAACTTTTACCATGGAATGCAACTGGAACGGTTGGAAAAGCAGATGGCCGAGCTATTCTCCGAACCGGAGAAGATGGTCAAGGCCTATTTGAACATTACTCGCAAAGTGGTCAACAATTTGGCCCAGGTCTACCGTACGCCTCCGGTTCGTACCATTGAGGGAACCGAAAGGGATCAGGGGACTTTTAATGAAATCGCTGACACTTGCGCTCTGGATGTGAAGATGAAACAGGCATCGCGCTATTGCAAACTGCTTAAGACCATCTTGCTTCGTCCAGTGTGGAGAAACAACAAAATCGACCTGGATATACTGACCGGCAATATCCTTGATGTTCAGACCGGTGACTCCCCGGAAATGTTAGAGGCTGTCCTGGTGACCGATTACGGTCAGAGCGACAAGGTAGAAGATGTCACTTATAGGCTGTGGACTCCCGAAACATGGCAAAAATTAGACTACCGAGGTCATGTTATTGAGTCAGATCGCAATCCCTACCAAATCCTCCCTTTTCTGCCGGTCTTCGATTATCCTCCCGTCGGTTCCAGTTTCTGGCTGCCCGGAAACGATGACCTGATTGCACTGCAAGAGGCGATTAACTTGAAACTCACCGATCTCACATACTTGATCAGCCAACAATCCTTCGGCGTCGGATTCATCAAAGGATCAACCGGCGGATCTCAACTTCGAGTTGACCCCGGCTCTCTTGTGGAATTGCCCGAAAACGGGGAGATCGGGTTTCGGTCGCAGGAGGCGAAAATTGCCGAAGTTTTAGAGGCGATCCAGAAACTGATCACCTGGACTTGTGTCTCAAACGGTCTGAGCGCAGCCCATATGAGCACCGATCCCCAAATCCAATCCGGTGTATCCAAGGCTTGGGACAGCAAAGAATTAAGCGAAATGCGGGCTGATGACGCAGCTCTATGGCGATCTTATGAGAGGGGATTATTCGACCTGATGCGGATCGTCTGGAATGTCCACAATCCTGCTCTAAAATTATCTAATGCCGCATTTCTGACGATCGATTTTGCCGATCCTGAACAGCAGGTGCTTTCCGTGAAGGATCAAGCCCAGGCAGATGATCTGCAAATGGCCCAGGGGGTCATTTCCCCTGTGGATATTGCCCTGAGAGATAATCCAGATTTTCAGGGGGACCGTGAAAAGGCTCTGGCGCACCTGTTAACCATAAAACAGGAGCTAAACGAATTAAACGACTGACCGCGCCTGCCCAGGCGTTAAATGGAGGAAAGGATAATGACACTTAAGATGGTTTTGGAATCGATTGAAGGGTTAGACGATGAGACCCGCAAGCTCTATCTGGAAAAAGACGGAAAATTTCATCTGGACGTGGAGGGACACGTTAACCCCGAACATGATGACAACCGAATCCCGAGATCTCGCCTGAACCAAGAGATCGAAAAGCGAAGGGCGGCCGAAGGAGAGCTGAAAACTCTGGCCGACAGTTTAAAAGCTGACATACCCGAGGAATTTCAGCCGCTGATCCCCAATCTGCCACCGGGTCAGCAAGTCAATTGGCTCCGGGATGCAATCACCAGGGGCCTGTTTGATCAAAAGCCCGCAGATTCCATCGATTCAAAACGACCGGGGGAAAAGCCCCCGCAAAACTTTGACGCAATGACCCCGACCCAGATCATGGCGACGGGGTATAAAACGAAGTGAAGGAGAAGTGAAAAATGCTCACACTTTTAGAAGCTGCGAAACTGGTTACCGATCCGCTGAAACGCGGTGTAATCGAAATCTTTCCCAGGACATCGCCGGTGCTGGAGCGTCTGCCGTTTTTCAATGTCAACGGTCAGGCATATAAATACAATATCGAAGAAACCCTTCCGGGTATTGCATTTCGCGGGATCAATGAGAGTTACACCGAAGATACCGGCGTTGTAAATCCGCAGGTTGAAGCGCTTTATATCATGGGCGGGCTTTCCAAGGTTGACCGTGCGCTTGTGAAAACACAAGGCAATGTCAACAACCTTCGAGCCATATACGATGGCCTTAAGGCCAAGGCCGCCGCTTTGACTTACACGCAGAAGTTTTTCAAAGGGGACAACGCTAACGACCCTAACGAATTTGATGGGCTGGAGAAGCGATTAACCGGCTCACAGATCATTGATGCCGGATCAACCAGCGGGGGCGATGCCCTGACGCTTGATAAACTGGATGAGCTGATCGATGCTGTTCAGGGCGGACCGGACTTAATCTTTTGCAACAAAGTCATACGCCGCAAGATCTCTGCCCTCGTTCGTGCATCCGGCCAGGCTATTGAGACCGTAAACGATAGTTTTGGAAGGCAGTTGACCGCGTATGCGTCCGTCCCGATTGCGATAATCGAGGATGATAAGGACGGCAACTTGATTCTTGGGTTCGATGAAAATGATTCAAACGACGAATCAGCCTCTTGTACCTCTATTTATGCCTGTCGATTCGGGGTGACCGAATGGGTGAGCGGTCTTCAAAGTGGCAGCATGGATGTCATTGATCAGGGGCTTTCAGGGGTTCATTACACAACTTTAATTGAATGGATCACTGGGCTGGGGATTTTTCACCCAAAAGCGGCCGCCAGATTGCGGGGCATTAAAAACGCATAAAGGAGCAATAGATCATGTTTGATTACGACGCAATTTTGAAAGATGCCGAAGCGGTGACAAGCTCCGGCTACGGTGAGGTGGACAGCGCTGCTAAGGTGGTCAATATCGGACCGGGCCTTGTCCGGGGAAATGTCATCATCGATATTTCCGCAATCGATGTTTTAAGCAAGGATGAGCTTTACGAAATCCATTTGATGGGTGGATCGGATGAGTCTTTCACCCAGGAGGTTTCGCTTTGTTCAAAGGAGCTGGGCCACAGCGCGAGCTTGGAGGGGAATCGGGACTCAAAAGCCGGACGGTATGTTTTGCCGTTTCAAAACGAAATGGCTGGCCGGATCTGGCCGTACGTTCGGATTCGTCATGTGCTCGCTGGGACAACACCGAGCATTAACTATGAAGCCCGGCTTGAAAAGGATCTGACCGTCACAGGCTATATTAGCGAAACTGTGACGACCACGACCACAACCACCACCTCAACTTGATACAAAGCGTGTTTGGGCGCTTTGTATATACGGGCTTTAGCTGATCGCCTCGTTGCCGTTAAAAGCGGGCAGCAAGCCGATGGGATGATCTCGTTAAAGCTCATTTTCACGGCTACGTTATGTAGCTTTCGGTTATTCATGACCGTAACCTCCTGAAGGGGCGGGGAAGTCTCTCCCCGCCCTAACATACAATGAAAGCCAATGGCAGATCTGTTCAACGAAAAGATGAAATTATCACACAGACTTCAGGGAGTCGTAAACGCCCTTGCAGAAGAACTTACCGAGGTTCTGAGTGAAGCGGCAGATGAAGTGACCGGCAAGATCCTCGTGCTTGAAGTCAAAGCCGAGCAAACCGAAAGCCTGATTCGTCGCAAAAAGTATCTTGAAAATCAAAAGGCGGAAATTGAAAAAGTGTTGGATGAAGTATTCCGGGACGTAGGCCAAACAATAAAAGACAAAAGCATTGAAACGGCACAGGCCACGCCGGAGATTACCGATACTATGCTGTCTAAGGTCATTCCCGCCCGCTTTAACATTCAACTGGGAGTCCCGCACCTTGAGAAAAAACGGGTAATCGCATGGTTTGAATCAAGCCAAATCGAGGGATTATTTTTTAACGATTATTTGAAAAAACTTGAAAACAACACGGCTGCCCGGATCATTCGTGAATCACGGCTTGCCATGATTAGCGGGGAATCCAGAAAAACCGCAGCGAAACGGATTCAGGAGGCGCTGAATACTGGCCGACACTCCGCTTATGCTTTAGCAGATACCGCTATCAGGCAAGCCCATAACTGGGCAGAGCGTGAATACCATCTTGAAAACGCCGAACGCCTAAAAGGTTTGCGTTATCAAGCCGAACTTGACAGAAGGACGTGTCCGCAATGTATTCCCAAAGACAATAGAGTCTACCGGGTGAAAGACGCTCCCCGCCCGCCTCTGCATTTGCGTTGCCGCTGTTTCCTGACGCCGGTTTTCAAAAACGTTCAACTTGAACGCTACCTTGCACGGGCAGATCAAAACATCCGAATTGCCCGGATCGATACAAAGCCCCGGACGGTTCACCATCGGGACGGAACCACAAGCACCAAATATGAAAAGCTCCGGGTTAAGTTTCCCCCCGCCCGTCAAAATTATAACCAGTGGATGGCATCCATGGTCAAAAGCAGCAACTCGGCGGATGCGGCATTTGCAAAAGAGGTTTTGGGGCCTGCCCGCTTTGATCTGGTCAAATCCGGCAAGCTCAAAATGAACCAGCTATATTATGCTGGAAAATTGCGAACCATCAAGCAGCTAAAGGAGTTGATGAAACAATGATAGTTTACCCGAACGAAAACTATGATTCGTGGATTTCAGAGGATCTTGCTGACCTATACCTTGAAACCCGGTTAAATGCTGATTCCTGGTTTGCCTCTGGAAATAAAGAAGCAGCATTGATGACCGCTTTCAGATCCATAAACGAACTGGGCATCAACCTTGAATTTGATGAGAACAAAATCCTTTCAGATACCTATTACACTGACACCCAAAGGGCGGATATTCTCAACTCCTTGCAAATCGCTCAATGTGAGCAAACCCTTCATGAATTAAAACATGATTTAGACAGTTCCAATATTTCCGGTTTAAGTTTGGGCGGATTGTTGAGTGTGAAACTCCCTGCAAATCAGGCTCCGCCTCCCCGGCATGCTGAAAGGGCTCTGACAATCCTAAGACCCTATATCCGATCCCGAACGGTTGCAAGGACCCGTTAAGATGGAATCTATTTGTCCGAAATGCAGCAAATACGAAGGCTGTAAATCCCCCTGCTATCCTGTTCAGCAGATCTTGGCGTATGATAACCTGTCTGTTTACGAAAAGACAGTCACCAAAGAAAGCGGGCGGAGGGTTAGCATAATCTTTGCCCGATCCCGTGAAGATCAGCGCAGCATGCTCTCAGTCGGAGTTGATAGCCGGGGAGATCCCAGACAAAGCACAAAGGAACAGCAAGCATTTTCAACTGAGAATGAAAATCCGTTTGCCAGTTTCAAACCGAATCTAAAGCAGACCGGAATTTTTATTGATCGTTTTTTTCACGGATTCAGTTATAAAGATCTCGCTGAAAAGTATGACATGACCGCCGAGACTGCCAGGAAAACATATCATAATTCGATCAACCGAGTTTTGGCCGTAATAAATGCAATGGACACCGGGCAAGTTCCAACTAAACAGGTTGATTTCTGGAAAAAGCGGGTTGAGGAGAGATCCGGGATTCTGCCCAAAGGTCAGAAATGGTATCTGCTCAACAAATTGTTTGGGTTGAGGCCCTCTGAAATCGCAGAAATGGAGGGACTGGACAAAAAAAACAGCTACGTCCGACAACTAATTATTCGAGTGTCCGATCAACTGAGAGCCGGTGAGATAAGCCTCATTGAAACCACATCTGAAGAGACCGAAGCTGCAAAAGCACGCCTTGATGCTTACCGCAAAAAACGTCGTGAACAGCATGCTCGGCAAAAGAAATTACCACGTTAAACCACACACCGAAAAATCCTTTTGACTTTTGTATCAGCAGCTTATAATCGTAATAGATGTATAATCTTTGTCTAATCACTCCCTGTCTCCGCAAGTCATTTTATTGTAAGTCAACTTCATTAAAGGAGAAGAGGTAATGCCTACCAAGAAAAAAACGACCAGCACCGCAAAGTCCACCAAGACGAAAAAAGCCGGTGATGAGACTCGAAAAAAGAAAAATACAGACAAAGGAAGCCCGCAAAAATCCAATGCCCGAGCCCAGACGCAAACCGAAGCGAAAGATTTGTTTCCAATCGTGGCCATCGGGGCTTCAGCCGGCGGGCTCGAGGCGCTGGAATTATTTTTTGAAAACCTTCCGGTTGAAAGCGGGATCGCGTTTGTCGTGATCACCCATACCGACCCCAAGCGTTCCAGCCTGCTGCCGAGCATTATCAAGCGCAAAACCAACGCCACCGTCAAACAGATCGAAGAGGCCATGGCGATCGAGCCGAACACCGTCTACCTGCCGCCGTCCGATCGCGATCCGTATCTGAAACAGCACGTCTTTCACCTGAAAAAAAGGCCGGTCGGGGACAGGGTACACATGCCGGTGGATCTTTTTTTGAGGCATCTGGCCCAAGAGTGGGGCGAGCGGGCCGCCTGCGTCATCCTGTCGGGCACCGGCACCGACGGCACCCATGGGCTGCGCGCGATCAAGGAACAATCGGGCCTTGCGGTGGTTCAAAAGCCCGAGACCGCCCGGCACACGGGCATGCCGGCCAGTGCCATTGAAACCGGGCTGGTGGACTTCTTCATCGCGCCGGAAGAGATGCCCGAGCGGCTGATCGAATATTTCAAACACCCCGTCTCCATTCAACCCGTCTCAGATAGGATATCAAAAAAGGAGCCCGATGCGATCAAAAAGATCCTCGGGCATCTGGCCCTACGCACCCGCCACGATTTTCGCCAGTATAAATCCAGCACGCTCAAGCGGCGCATCGCCCGGCGCATCGCGGTGACCCGCAGCCGGGACCCGGAAGCATACCTCAAGATTATTCACCGGGACAACCAGGAGGTCCGGGCGCTGTTTCAGGACCTTTTGATCGGTGTTACCAGTTTTTTCAGGGACCCCGAGGCCTTTGATTTTTTAAAGAAAAACGTTCTGCCGGATATGTTCTCCGCGACAACGGACAGCAGACCCCTGCGGGTGTGGGTGCCGGGCTGCGCCACCGGCGAAGAGGCCTATTCGGCGGCCATCGTCTTGAAGGAATACATGAATGAACATGACATCGCGCGCGAAATGCAAATTTTCGGCACCGACATCGACCCGCACGCCATTGAAAGGGGGCGCAGCGGCGAGTACCTGGAAAACATCGCCGCCGACGTCAGCCCCCAACGGCTCAAGACGTTTTTTGTCAAAGAAGGCGGCCGCTACCGGGTCAAGCGCGACATCCGCGAAGCGGTGGTATTTGCCGAACAGAACCTGCTGCGCGATCCGCCTTTTTCGGATCTGGATTTGCTGGTGTGCCGCAACCTGCTCATCTACCTGAAGGTCGAAGCCCAGGACATGCTGATTCCGCTGTTTCACTATACCCTGCGTAAAAACGGAGTTCTGTTTCTGGGCAGCTCGGAGACCATCGGCCGGTTTCCCGAGCTGTTCGAGCCGCTTTCCAAGTCGCACAGCGTTTTTCGCAAGCGGGAAAGTGCGGTACGCCCTCACGTACGGTTTCCCACCGGGAAAACAGAGCCCGTCGCGCTGGACGGCGAAAGCGAGGAAAGAGAGGGTGCGCACGCCGAGGATAAAATCAGCCTCGACAAGGCCGTTGAACGCGTCCTGATGAATGAGTTTACCCCGACCTGCGTGGTGATCAATTCTGCCGGAGAGATTGTCTATACCAGCGGCCGTACCGGCAACTACCTGGAGCTTGCGCCGGGCCAAGTCAATCTGGGAATCGCCGAAATGGCCCGGGAAGGTTTGCGTTTTCCGCTGATGTCGGCTTTGCGCCAGGCCAAAGAAACCGAAGCGCCGGTTCGCGCAAAGCGAGTTAAAGTCAAGATCAACAGCGAGCACCAGCTCATCGATCTGACCGTCAAAAAATTCAGCAAAGCACCGCTGAGGGATGCCATGATGGTGGTTTTCGAGGAGCTTTCTGATCCGGTGAAAGAGGCCCGGTCCGCGGATCACGGCAGGCCGGGCGAATTGCAAAAGGATCGGATCGACGAGCTGGAGCAGGAGCTGCTGCGGTCACGCGAGGAATACCGTAGTGCCCGGGAGGAACTGGAAACCTCCAACGAGGAGCTGCGATCGGTCAACGAAGAGATGCAGTCGTCCAATGAAGAGCTTCAGAGCACCAACGAGGAGCTGGAATCGTCCCGCGAGGAACTCCAGTCGCTCAACGAAGAGATGAACACCGTCAACGATGAGCTCAAAAATAAGATACAGGAGCTGGAGGATTCTTACAAGGCTGTGACCGAGACGCTTAACAGCACCCAGATCGCCATGGTCTTTTTAGACAAAGACCTGCGGGTGACCCGGTTTACGCGGGCAGGCGCCGAGATCATCAACCTGATCGACAGCGACGTGGGAAGGCCGCTGGCGCACCTCTCGGACAGGCTGGTGGAATACGAAGGTCTTTGCAAAAAGGCCGAAACGGTGCTCAATACCCTGGACTCTTTTGAAGACGAGGTCAAAACCGAGGACGGGCACTGGTACCGCATGAACATCATGATCCATCGCGAGGGGGATCAAATTATCAAAGGCGTCGTTTTGACCTTTGTCAATATCGATTCACAAAAAATTGCCCAGCAGGAGATCGAGGCGATGCGGGAAAAAGAGGTTGCCTCGGCAAGGCGGTTGGCCGAAAACATCGTCGACACCGTCAGGGAATCGCTGCTGGTGCTCGACGAGAAGATGCGGGTGATCACCGCCAGCCGCCAATTTTACAAAGCCTTTAAAACCGATCGGCAGCAAACCGAGGGCAAGAGTCTCTTTGAGCTGGGCGACGGCCAGTGGGACATACCCGAACTGCGCAAGCTTTTGGAAAAAACCGCCGAAGAGCACAAAACCTTCGAAAATTACCGGGTCGAGCATCGTTTTGCCGGCATCGGATCGAAAAAAATGCTGTTAAACGCCCGCCATCTGCAGGAAGAACAAAAGGATCAGAATAAGGTTCTGCTGGCCATCGAGGATGTGACCGAAAAATGACCGACAGCGATAAAAGCGACAACCGCCGGTCCGAAACGGACCACCGGGCGCTGCGCGAAATGGCCGACCGGATTGCCGGGGGCCAAGCCGTCGGGCTGTCCAGGGACGATGAGCTGCAAATTATGCGGGTGGTCCATGAGCTTGAGCAAACCCGCTACGCGCTGGAGCTGGCCGAAATTGAGCAGACGGTTAAAGGCGAGCAGCTGCGGCTGATCAGCCGCGAGCTGGAGGCTTCCAAATCTGATTTTTGGACTGTGGCGGAGCTTTTTCCGGCAGCCTTTATCGTTCTCGACAAAAAAGGCATCGTGGTAAGAGCCAATGCCCGCGCCCGGCAAATGCTTGTCGGCGACGTTAAACCCATAATCGGCCTTGCCTTTTCTAACTTTGTGGCGCCCGAAGATCTGGGCACCTATCTTCAGCAGATAAAAATAAGCCGGCATCCTAAAAAGAACGCTTCTTCTTTTGAGTTGCGGATGAGGGACCATGCGGGAAGATTGATTCACACGTACGGGCAGGTGTCCGCCAGATTTGAAGCAGAAGGCGGGATGGTCAGCTGGAACCTGGCTTTTTTCGATGTCTCCGAGCAAAAGCGGCTCGAACAAGCGCTGCGGACCAGCCGTCAACATCTGGCACTGGCCACCGAAGCCGGAAAAATCGGCATCTGGATAACCGATCTTAAAACCGGCAAGTCGCACTGGAACGAGCAGCTCTATCGCATGCTCGGCGTAGAGCCGCGCGAAGGCCCCGAGGAGCAGGAGGCTTTTTTCAATTTCATCCATCCCGAAGACCGCGATGGCGCACTGCAGAGCATTGAATCGCTGCTTAAGCTTGGCGACACAATCGATATGGAGTTTCGCGTCATCCGGGCAGACGACGGGCGCATCCGGTGGCTGGCCGCCAGGGGCGTGATCGATCGGGATGAAGCCGGCCGGGTTGTCCGGATTCGGGGCGTCAACTTCGACATCAGCGATCGCAAACAGGCCGAAGATACCCTGCGTCTGACGCAACTCCAGCTGGCCGAGCAACTGGCGAAGGCCGAGCGAATCAACGAAGAGCTTTCCCAATTCGTTTACGCTGTCACCCATGACCTGAAGGCGCCCCTGCGCGCTATTGGCAACTATGCCGATTTTCTTTACGAGGACTTAGCCGATGCCCTGACCGGCGATCAGAAAGAATATCTGGAGGGCATGAAAAAGGCCGTGACCCAGGGAGACGAACTGATCAATGATCTGCTCAGCTTTTCACGCCTGGGCCGGGAGACGCCGGTTGCGGAAACGATCGATGTGCCCGGTCTCATAGAAGAAATCGGTTCCTTGCTCAATCTGCCTTCCGACGCGAAAATTGACGTTCAGCCGCAATGGCCGGATATTTGGGTCGATCACACCCTGATTAAGCAAATTCTGCAGAATCTGATTTCAAACGCCGTCAAATTCAACCAGCGCAACCCCAAACGTGTCAAAATCGGATGGCAACCGGCATCAGAGCGAAGCATCGAAGTCTTCGTGCGCGACAACGGCATCGGCATTGCGCCGGAACACCAGC